AGCGAGCGACCGGGTTGCCGCCGTGCCGGATCAGCTTGCCGACCACCAATTTCTCGAGTTCCTTCGAAGGCGCATTCATTGAGGCGAAGCCCTGCCGGACCGGAACGACCGTCAGGCCGTCACTCTGGAGCTGGGTCGCGAGTTGGGTCGCGTTCCACGGATCGTAGCCGAGCTCGGCGATCTGGAACTGCGCGGCCAGGTCGTTGATCTGCTTGCGGATGAAGTCGTAATCGATGACGTTCCCGGGCGTGAGGATGAGGTAGCCCTCGCGCGCCCATTGGTCATAGGGCACGCGGTCACGCTCGGCGCGCCGGCGCGCGTTTTCCTGCGGGACGAAGTTCCACCAGAAAACTCGATGCTCGCCGTTATCCTGACGGAAGTCGAGGCAGAGGCTCGCGAGGTCGCTGGTCGAGGAAAGGTCCAAGCCGGCAAAGCAACGCTGCTTCGCGAGGTCGGCGATATCGAGCGGCGCCGAGGCTTCCGCGCCGTCCCACAGGTCCATCGGCAACCACCGGACCGCCTGCTCGGTCCACTGATTCAAGTGCAGCCGGCGAAAGTTGTTTTCCGCGGCCGGGATCTCCTTGGCCGTTTTGAATTGCTTTTCGAAGTAGTCGGCTTTGAGGGAGATCCCATAATTCGGGTTGGCCCTTTTCCAGACAACCTTAGACGTCCAGTCGGCATCAACCGGCGCTTCGTAAATCACTGGCAGGAAGGTCGCGTCCTCGATGATGCCAGCCTGCACCTTTTGAGCGTAATTATACTGCTCGTAGCAGATTGAGTGACGGTCATAGCCGGCCGTCGTGATGGCGAAAAAGAGCGGCTGGCGCCGAGAGCGCACGCGCGCGACCATCGTGTCCCACAGCTCGCGATTCGGCTGCACGTGCAACTCGTCGAAGATGACGCCGTGCGCGTCCAGGCCGTGCTTGGTATATGCCTCGGCGCTTAGTACCCGGTAGGTCGAGCCCGTGGACGGCACCGTAATTGCGTCCTTGAAAATCTCGGCGCGCTCCATCAGCATCGGGTTCATCTCGACCATCGCCCTCGCGGTCGCGAACACAATGCGCGCCTGGTCGCGGTCGCCGGCGCAACCATAGACCTCGGCGCCCGGTTCGCCGTCGATGAACAGAAGCGTCAGCGCGATCGCGGCCGCCAGCGTCGATTTGCCGTTGCCGACCGGAACCTCGACATATGCCGTGCGATACTGGCGCAAGCCATCGGCGCGGCGCACCGAGCCGAAGATTGGGCGGATGATGCGCTTCGATTGCCAAGTCTCCAACGTGAGTGGATGGCCGGCCCATTCGCCCTTGACGTGCTTGAGGAACTTGCGAAAGAACTCCTCAACCCGATCGGCCTTAGCTGCGTCGAATCGATACGGTGTCGCCGAAGAACTTTTGGGCATTATCGACGTTCTCGTCCGGTTTGGGCAATACGTGAATGCGCGATCGCGAGCTCGGATCCATGCCAAAGTCACCGCCGAACGCACGAACTTGCTTTAGCATCTTATCAATCGTTATGTCGTCGTTTCTCTCGTAAGCCTCGACTAACTTTTGCCAGGAGATACAGAAGCCGGCGAGTTTTGTTCGATCGCAGCTCGCCAACACGCCCATAGCCGAGAGCTCTTTGATCTGGCGTCGCCACTCCGTCCGCGCTTCACCTTTCAGGAATCGCGGGCAGGTCGGCGTGCCGGTCGCCTTCGGCTCTAGCTGGTTAATTGGCCGCTTGCCGGGATTTCCCCGCAAGATCTTCAGGTTGGTCGGCGTTGGTCGATTCATCGCGTCTATTTGGTACGTTCTTTGTCGCTGGGGCGATCAAACAGGACTCGCCATATATTCGGTTTCAATGGATGCGCCGCTAGCACGGTCAGAATATCGCCTTCCATCAGCAATGTTCGGTCGAACACAAGCCCAGGGATGGAGGGAAACGGTCCAAGCACCAATATTTCAAGTTTTGCGCTCATGAAATCTTTCCAAATGCGGCGACGCGCGTGTAACCGCCACACGGTCCACGCGGTCGCTGGCGGGAGCGATTGCGATACCCCCCACTACGCATCGGACATGCCAAGCGGCTCCTTCCTTGTCTTGGCGGAATGACACGGCTTACACAGCGGCTGAAGGTTGGACTCATCGAAGCGCGCGCCGCCGAGACGGATCGGCACGATATGGTCGACCTCATTAGCCGCCCTGATGAGGCCTCGCGAGCGGCATGAGCGGCAGAGCGGCTCATGCCGGAGGACGTGGAGCCGAAGCCTGCGCCAGCGGGTGTCGTAGCCACGGCGGGAGGATGAGGGCCGTCCAGAGTCGTGCTGGCGGTAGTATGCTGCCTGATGGACAGGACAGCGCGAACCTTCAGCAACCAAGGCCGGGCAGCCTGGCGTCGAGCACGGGTGGTTAGGCTTTACTGGCATGCTCCAATCTCCCTGCGGGCAACACGCTCGACGTAGGCCAAGAACGCAGGACTCCGTGCCATGCGCCTGCCCAAAAGCTCCAGCAGGTTATCGACACCTGGTTTGCTGTACGCCAACACGACGCCGATCGCTTCGCGCTGCACGCCACGACGCCGCAGTAGTTCTGCTGCCACGGCTAGTTTTATAGCCTTTGAATTCGGTCCTTTACGGCGGGACGGCCGGTCGGTGAACTCGTCCAGGGTGAGGCCGAGGCGCGAGCAGAGATCGGATCTGATCTGATCTACGTCCGCGGCGGCCTTCGTCAAAACGTTCACCTCCGTCCGCAAGAACACGAGATCGCGGACTGCGCGGCCGACCGCCGGCCGCAGCACGGTCCCAACGTCGTGGGGCGATGTGTCGATCAAAGGGTTGCTGGCGAGTTCTCCCCATGACCTGAATTCCGCTGCGGTAATACGTTCGATTCGGTTCTCGGTCATAGCTCCAGCTCCAGGTATTTCCGCAATCGGGTCGATGGTAGCGCGTTGACATTTGTCGCCCGATGAGCCGGGTACAGCGCTAGCGAGATCTCGCTTACACGCGCCTCTATGATGGTTCGGATTTGTTCCCCGTCGATTAAATCGCGGCGCCACTCTATGGGCCGAAAGCGCGGACTCATCTTCGTAATGCGGCGGTCCCGGACCATATCCACGATCCGTTCGTATCCGCGCGGATCGGCCGCGAACCAAAGGCCGCGGTCATCTTCGCGCAGACTGAGCGTTTCATCAGTAGAACGCGCAATGACGAACGATTGATCGTGACGCCAACAGAGCTTGATTTCGCCGTCGCGCAAGTGTTCGGCGATTCGAAAACATCCGGGCGCGAAGCGCTCGCGCAGGTCGTTGGAGCCGTCAGTTGGAAATAAGACGGCCGATCCGGTAACGGCCCACCAGACGGCCGCGTAACCTTGTAGCTTCATTGCGCAAACCTGTTGTCTTGAACTGTCAGGATCAAGTCCTTCAGGCGCCGGATCACCAGCAAATTTTCTGGGGTGTGCGCCTCTAGTTCACCGATCGATGCCATTTTCATTCTCCTACTATTAGACGGTAAAAGAGCCTCACTGTTCCTTGGTTTAATTGATCATATGGTAGGAGATTGAGGCGAGAATAAACCTCGTCTCTCCGCACACGCCGCATACGACCTTACCCAGGCTCGAAATCCAGTACCGCGCGGCGGCGCAGGTAGGGCACGGCGGGAATTCGGGATTGACCGGCGTCACCTTTTCGTGCGGCTCGACGTAGATCAGCTCGACGGCGCCGACGCGAGTCCCGTAGTCGATGAGGTCCACGTGGGTCGCTTCAGCCGCCCGAGCGATTTGCTTCGCACGCGCGATGGTCGCGTGGTCCGACGACGGCGCCGTGCTCGGCGGAGCCGGCGCGGGCGGCTCAGCCGCGGGCTTGTGGTCGGGTTGCTGATCGGGTTTTGGGTGGTTTTCGGGAAACCCGACCAGCGCGACCAGTTCGGAAGGCGTGTCGCCTGAACCTATGGCCCTATACTGTCCTAGAAACCCGACCAACCCGACCGAATGCTTATAAATGGTTGATTTCATTAGCTTTTCTCTGGTCGGGTCCTTCAAAATGCCCGTTTTCCCGACTAGCAACCCGACCAGGGCCCTCCTCTTCGTCGTCAAATTGGTCAGGTTGGTCGGATTGGTCGGGTTTCGGTAATGAATAAGAGCCTATGTTTCGAGTGTGCAGGTGCAGCACGTCGCGCCGGCGTCCTTCTAATGTAAGCCGGACGGTCAACGTCTCGCGGTTATGGTCGGTGGTGAGAAGCATCCCTTTGTCGCGAAGCCGCCGCATTAAAGTGGTAGCCGAAACCTCAATACCGCAACCGTCAACGGCCATGCTTTGCGCGGCTCGATAAGCTGCGTCGCGGTCAAGGTACAGGTTGTCGCCGTCGATCCAACCGATGCGCGCGCCCAGGGGTTGCCAGTCCGTACGTTCATTCGCTCCAGCGCCAATGTGTACCAAACGCCAACCGCACGCCTGTTCTCGGCCCTCGGGTGCAGCGCCGCCACCATCCGCAACATGCGCCGAGCCCGAGCCGAGAGCGCTGCTGAGCAGTCGGATAAAAGTGCCTGTGGGTTCGGCACCTTGAGCGTACTGCGTTTGGGCGACGGCAACCTCTTCCAGCGCCGCACCAATTCGTGTTTTGAGATGGTCCACCTCAGCATTAGTGACTACGCCGGTTTCGAGTAATGCCCTAAGGAAAATCGAATAGGTTACAGTCAGTTGCGCTCGAATATCTGCGGTCCTGGCGTGCTCGTGTCGCACCTCCGCCCGAGCCTCACGCCGTAGAGTCTCAAATTCCACCTGCGCGTCGTCCAGGCGCGGCGCCAGCCAGCGGATAAATGCTGCGGTCGCTTGCGCGTAAAGCCCAGCCGCAGCGTCGGCTTGACAAGCGGTAAGCTTTTCAGCGTCGATTGCACCCGCCTGAATTTCGAGGGTGAACAGTCGAGCGTGAACCGATTGACCTCGCGGCAGTTCTTCGCCAGTCGCGACCATCAGGCCCCGCGGCGGCTTCGGTGGCCGTAATGTCCCGTCGGATCGCATGCGTCCGCGACCGGCCGCATTACCCTGCGCGCGCAAAAGACGCGCGGCATCTCGATGCATCGACTCGCGATCGCTTCCGCTCGCCGGCGGGTGGAGTTCATCGACCACCAGCACTGCGTCTTTCGCCGCGAAGGCCAGCGACTCGTTTGTGTTTGCGGTTGACGTAAAGCTGGTCGGTAAGTGTCGCGCGTCGAAACCAGCACCAAGGTGTTGCTGAATGAGCGCTGCTAGTTCGGTTTTGAAAACACCAGTAGGGCCGTAGAGAAAAATTGAGAAGTCCGTGCGACCGAGGAGGGCGCGCCAGATTGCGCCGTACGTGGGAACGGTGACGCGGTCCGGGCCTAGGTCGAGCAGACCCAGGCTCGCTCGGAGCGCGGGAATCGGATCGGCAGGCAGATCGAGATTGAACGCCGCCAATTCAGGCGGCAAGTCAACCTCAATACCGGCAACCATGCCAACTTCTCCGATGCCGCCGGCGCCATGCAAATAGACCCAAGCGTCGCCGATCTTGCGCCAGCCAGTATGCATAAACACCGTTCGCGATACCGGGTTCCGTGACAGCAGCTGTATCGCGGCGCGTGCATGGTCGGCCGTTCCGTGCCCGGCGTAGACCACGGCTTGCGCGCCTAAATGTTCGGTCGGCCAGCGCATGCCTGCAAATTGGGTAGCGGACACGGTGAAAGTGGCCGAGCGTTCGCCGAGGCGCGCCTCAATTTCAAAAGCCCGCGCGGTTTCGGCACCGTCGTCGCGCCGTATATCGGCTTTGATCTGAGCTCTAAAATTTGTGAGGGAGTGCGGAATTTCGACTTGCTTGTTGGGTGGTCCCTTTATCTCGATGCGGACCAATCCGCTTGGCGTTGCCTGATATGGGCCGGCCGCATCGCTTTTAGGGAACACCTCTTCAGCCTGCGCGCGAGCTCGCCGAATGGCTTCTTCATTTTCAATTGATGCCGCCGTTCCGTTTATCATCGTCATGCCGCCGATCCTCAATGGAGAAGCACATCGTTAAAATCCTGACCCTCGGGCGGGCGCATGATACGGACACGCCGCCCCGCCCTGATGAATCGCGCTGCCGCCTCGAGGGCCGCGCGCTCGCCGGGCTGATCGCCGTCGGCCGCGATAAACACCTCGCGCACGCACTCGGGCAGCTCGACGCGCGCGAGATTCGAGGTGCCAAGCGTCGCCCAGGCCGGCATGCCGGTCGCCTGCTGAATCGACAACGCGCTTTCGACGCCCTCGGCGAGCGCGAGCGTTTCGCCAGCAGGGGAGAGCCGTACCGCCGCGGCGCGGATGGGCCCGAGCGCCATCTTTTGCGGCTTCACCGATGCCTTGCCGCTACCGTCGGACTTCAGGTAAGTCCGATGAACTGCGACGATCCGGACGTCGACATTCTGCACCGCCGCGATCATCGCGGGGTGATAGGTCACGGCGCCGTTCCGGTCTTTGTGGAAAAGCGCGGGGTGAAATCGCAGAGTCGGCGGGATGGCAACCGTGATGGCGCGCGAGCGTAAATAGGTCTCAACCGGTGTGCCGGAGGCCGCCGCCCGCGCCTCGCTCCAAGTGCGCAGCGCCAACTCGGTGCGCCTAGCGTCGTCGCGGCCGTCCGGCTGGCTCCGGCGTGGCTCGGGATGATGTGTCAGCTGGGTCTGCCGGCCCTCACCCGGCCACAGGCCGCGCTCCTTCAGCGACGCAAGCACGGTTTCCTGCGGGCATCCCGCCCGGCAGTTGAACAGGCGGCGCCCACTAATCTCGTCGATCGAAAGCGACGGATCGTGATCGTCGTGGGCAGGACAGCGCACCATCGCCCCGGTTGATGATGTTCGACGGCCGCCAAGAGCGTGCGCGCACAGTTCGACCCAAGCCATCATCGGCATCGCTCGCGCTCGAAGCACGCCTCGATTCGGATACAGGCCAGCATCACGCGATCGAGGAGATCCGCGTCCGCCACGCCAGCTGCGCGCGGACCACCTCGGGCGGCAGGCCCAGCCGGGACATATCGACCGCGTCAACCAGCAGCTCGCCGGCGAGCACGATCGCCGGATCGGGATCGGGGATGGGGTTGTCGCCCGCCGGGGTGATGGCAGTATCTAACGGCGCCGGGTCGAGCCCGTTCATCGCGCCGCCTCGACTTCGCTGCCGGCAACCCCAGCGCCGTCGCTGGTGGACACGCGGCGGTTTGATTCCAACCAGCGGAGAAGGTCGCGCTTGAAGTAGCGAATCGCTTTTGGGGTTGCTCTTATGTAGGGCGGCCCGCCACCCCTCACACGAAAATTTTCGAGCGTTCGTTCAGAGAGGAGTACAAATCGGGCAGCGCCCGCCGTCGTGAGCACCTCGTCGTCGAGTGCTGTGGTGGGCCTTTGTTCGAATGGTTGCTTCGCCATGCGCCCATTCAACAATGGCGCGTTCTAGGCGGTCACCGGGGGGAGGAGAAAATTCACCCCGGTGGACTATTTGGTACTGGCCTAATTCAGACACTCGCGTCGGGAAATTAAGACATCTAGCCTTTTGGCTCGTTGTCCTTTACGTCAGGTTCGGGCGGTGGTGTTTGAACTGAGGGAGTCTGAACTTGAATTTTTGGGGCAGGTACCATCCTGAGCGTTGGCAATACAAATGCCGGGAGACCTAGTCTGAGTGTCAGTGAATTCAGGAACTCGCGAATAAATGGCCATGAATTATAAGCCCCGTTCGCATCAGCAAAGGCGCTCAAATCCGTTTCGTCAAGAGAATCCGTTCCCGCTATTTCGTATATGAGATTTAGATCGATCTGAATTTCCGCTATGGGATCCGCACCGCTTGCGGCTTTGAGATGATGTCGGCAGAGAATTTCGAGCTTATTATCTGTTCTCCTTGTACACTTATAGGAATCGTTAAGATCTGGCTTTAGGGCGCTATCCGAATGGCTCCGATGACGCTTTGCGGTAGCCTCGACAACGTAAACATCGGTGAGATTTACGCGGCGCGCAACTCTTGAAGCCGCTACCAAATCTAGCGTCCGATCAGCCATCCCGCACCTGCCTCCGCTACGCCGCCATCTGATATTCTGGATACTCTGATGAAACGGCGGCCGCCGAAGCGGCCCCCGTTTGATCTTGTGCCATAGTTATAATGGTGGGTTCTTTGACCCAACCCCACTGGATTGGCTGATATCCCCAAGTCAACTCATAACCACAGACCGCCGATCACACGATCGAAGTCACCGCACAAAGCCGATACGAAGCCGTCGCTCAGGCCTCTAGTCCTCTCATCCAATTTATCCCACCACTCAGAACGCAGATAATGATTCTCGCAATACTCGAATATCAAACGGAGTATTGCATGAGGAAGGTCATCATCATTTAACTTGGCCAGTGAAATCGCGAGCGGCCGACAAGCCGCATCGCCATCGCTGTGCCAAGCGAATACAAATGCTCCTCCGTCATCGGTTGCAATGAGCGAGAACGTCATGAGCTCCAGCTTCTTTGAAAAATCTGCCATATCCTGAAGCTGCTGACCGCCGAAATCGCATTCAGGGGCTAAAGCACTTGAGCACAGTACGTCAGGTACGTTCTCAAACGTCACAACAAAACCACGTATGTCGGAATAATCCTTGCGTGCTTGCATCGAATCGAAGCGCTGCTTTTGCTCCAATATGTCTCCCATGCCCAGGGACTCTCCAAAAGCAAGCGCAGCAAGTGTCCTTTGCAAAACTACTTGCTGCGATAGAGACTTGCCCCTGTCAAACTCCTTCATTGCAGCACTCGCCCTAAGTGCGCGTCTCTTCCGAAAAAATTCGTGGCAAATCGACCGGTACGCAAGCAGAAAACATTGCACCTGGCTTCCTGCAAACGGCTCCTGCTCCAGAGGAATGAAAGCATTATTATCGTGTGCTCGGCAAAACACCCTCAACGCCGATGCGTCGTTCACGCCAATAGCCTTAACGCTTAGCCGCCCCTGGTTCTGTTCTAAATCCTGTACGCTTCCCGAATGCCAGTAAACGTGACCGTTTCTTGCTATTTGCTTAAGCATCTTCCTTGGAACAGTGTGAGAATTAATCGCAGGCCTACCGCATACGTTCCCAACCCCAGTGCCAACGTGCAGACATTCACTGCTTTTATCCCATGCATGGATAGCCGCGTCTCCTTCCCAGGCGCGCGGCGGCTTCTGCTTTTCACGGTCTAGATGACACACCTTGTACTTTTTGCCCGAGCGGCACCAGCATCGGTCGTTACGTCCGAGTGTCTTTGGTACTTCTGAGTGATCATCCAATAAAGTGGTGAAGCGCATGATTTATGACCGACAAGTTAACCCGGTCCCGAACATGAACCGTCGAAGAAAATAGGGAACACTGGCGGGGCGGCAACGATCAGTCTATCCGAACAATATCTAAGCCAAATTCAGCCGCCTTCGGTCGAGCTTCAAAAAAAGCCACGCAGCAGTCTCCCTCTTTGGCCCACTGCCTCACCAACTGACGCTCATTCTTGCCCATCATGTGCCCAAAAATTATCCCGGTCAGAAGTGCCTCCGGATAATCGAGTTTCTGACCGGCCATCCTAGTATCCCGTCCCGCAAATAACTTTATAGGCTATGAGTCGGAAACCTATTTATTTCGCTCGGATAAAGTCTCAAAATGGAACGCTGGAATTGTAAAGTTATTTGCGGGACGGGATACTAG